AATGGCGACACTGAGCACTTTAAAATGAAATTGTGCTGCAGCAGGGGCTCTTTCGATAGCTATCTTGAATTTTAGGAGGCAAACGTGAAGGTCAAGAGATATAAGCGAATGAGGAACAAGTTGGGCGGAGTGCATATAGAGGAAATCGTCGAAGAGCTCCCTGACCCAATTGACTATCCTAAAGAGACCCATGACAAACTGGTTGCTTTAAGAAGCAACCTTGCGGGTAGGTTGACTGACCTGAAAGAGAGGCAGAAGAAAATTGCTGAAAAAGTTGGGGTGAAAGAATGAAAGTTCTGGACTTGTCATATCACCCGCTGGATGTCCGCAGTGGCGGATGGGTTGACCTGTCAAGGAAGGGCAACCACGGCGTGCCTTATGGCGGTGCAAGGCCGTATATGATTGCCCCTGGGGTGATGGGGTTTGAGTTTGATGGGAGCAGTGGTTATGTAGAAATACCTGATAGCCCGAGCTTAGATATTACTGAAGAAATCACGGTATCTGTATGGGTATATCAATATAGTAGAGTTCTGAATGAGAATAAAGGTATTTTAGAAAAAGGCTGGGAGCAAAGTAATATACTGCGTGACCGTGAAGGGAAAAACTATCGTTTTGCTGTTTTTGATACTGACGAAGTTTCGAGAGGTGTATTGACTACCTTTAATCCTAGTTCCCAGCTCAGAAAGTGGCTTTGCTTGGTAGGAACAGTCAAGGGCGGGGTAGTAACTATCTACGCCAACGGCTTTTATGACAATAGTGAGGATTATGAACCTTTCACAATAAGGACAGGAGTTTCACCGCTTAAGGTGGGAGTTGTGTATGGGAGTTACTATTGGCATGGTTTAATTGCTCAACCTATTATTGAAAATCGAGCGTGGTCACCAGACGAAGTCCGTGAAGATTATTATAGAAGTCCTATATACCGCATGTTAAAAGGACTTCCTCACAGCATGATATACACAAAAATACCGTGGAAGCAGACGCAAGGGGGAATTTATGTTCCGTAGGAGGATGATATCACTGTTTCTTTGTGTCTTTATGGTTTATGCCTGTGCGTCGTTTCATTGTTCTAAAGAAGTGCGGTGGTTACTGGAAGACGCTAGACTACATGAAATGCAGCATACCAGCTATGATGCCATGCTGGCAGAGCGGTTTCACACTATCGCTGATTATCTGGATAGTGGTGAAGTGGAAAGACAGCAACTTATATCTGACCTTATCTTCATAGCCAAGGCGAAAGCCTCGCATGAAGGCTTGGATAGCAACTGGGACAGGATGTGGGTCGTGAGGTATGAAAAGATATTAAAGAGATTATGGGAAGTTTACAAGCAGAGATACGGGAGGGAAGGATGGAAGGAATAACAATTGTGAAAGTAGCCACATTATTGCTGTGTGCTTTGCTCTTGGTAGGGTGTGCTGCTCGCATGAAGGGCTTCACCAAGAGCTACGACAAATTTATGAAACAAGCTGATAGGCTTGCCGCTGTGCTGTGCTCGCACAGCGAGTTTTCGGTCTGCTACTGGAAAGCTGCTCTCGGCGAGGACATTGGCAAGATGCCTGCCGAGGCAATGGAAATCCTTGAAGAGATTGAGCGGACCATCAAGGGCCGTAAGGTCGAGGACTTGACGGAGTGCGAGAAGGGCAAGCTATTAGGCTTGTGGCAGCGGTTTGGCCAGCTCGTAGGCAAAGATATTATCAAGCGTGTTGTTCCGTTCATGATGAAGTTTGCGGGAGCACTGTAATGACGTGGAAGGAGTTCAAGGAGAAAGTCGACGAACGATTGGCGGAACTTGGGATTGACGAGAACGTTAATGTCTGCTGGATTGATGTAGTGCTGTATGGCACTGACGAGATAGATGTTGAATATGTCAAAGACGAAGACTGTATTAGAGTGATAGACTGATGGACGAAGTCTTTGTGAGGGCAATAGAGTTTGTGAAGCTGCTTAAACAGTGGGTCTTAGAGGCTAGGACCAGGTGTCATGAGGTCGAAGACCCTGCGGAGTGCTGCGAGGCAGCGGAGCAACTCGTTGAGCTGATAGAGAAGTTTGAGAAGTTAATGGAATTAAGGTGGGGCGTCAAAATTTGACGTTTCTTGGAGGCGAAGATGCAATCCGAGAAAGAATGGAGGGATTTTAAGATGTGGGCCTCGAAGGCCAAGAGTGAGGAGGCTCTTAAGGTGGTAGCCGCCTTGGTATGGATTGTCCAAGACTTGAGAGATACGCTCAAGTCGTTAGACGAACGACTTCGTGCAATGGAGGAGAGATGTGGGAGACATCTTTGCAAGTGTGCTGGGTGTAGTAGTGAGCATTCTGCTCACCATACTGTGCAGGGAAGTGGTGGCGACCAAGAAGATGGTCGCTAAGATGAACGCAGAGCTCGCTGAGTATAAGGTGCTTGTAGAGCACCGTCTGACAAGACTGGAAGCGAAGATTTTCAATAAGGTGTGCAAATGAACGAAATTGCTGAAAGCGGGATAAAGCAGCATCGTCGGGGCGGAGCTTCGCAGAGTGAGGAGGAACTCCTCGGAAAGTTGCAGGAGTGGCTGCGAGAGGCAGAACGCTCCACGCCTGAAATGAGGTGGCGTGAGGAGGCAGAGGAAGACTACGACTTCTATGCTGGGCGACAGGACAAGCCAGAGGTGCGACAGGCACTTATCGCACAGAAGCGTCCTGTTACAGTGTATAATGAAGTCAAGCCTCGGATAGACAAGCTCGTTGGCTTGGCAGCCCAGATACGGCGAACGCCGAAGGTGTTCCCTGTAACAAAGGAAGATGAGCCTCTGGCTGAGTTGATAAACGGAGTGTTTAAACATTTTCGCTATCACACAAAAGCCGCTAGGCGAGAGATGGAGTGCTTCGAGCATGCTGTGAAGAGTGGACGGAGTTTTCTTTACTTTTATGTGGACACAAGCAATCCTTTTGAACCACAAATTAAATGCAAGAGGCTGCCTGGACGTGATGTCCTGGTGGACCCAGATTGCTACGACTATGATATAAATGAGGCGAGATATGTGTTCATATCCCGCTGGTTTACCGAGGAAGAAATTAGAGCGTATTGGGACAGATTTGATGCTGATGCTATCAGGATGTTTGATACTGACCTCAGCTACTATACGCCGACTTATTTCAACGAGAGCAAAAAGTTGTATAGGCTCGTGGAGTGCTGGTATAAGAAGCCCGAGAGGGCTGTCTGGTTTGTTAACCCGATGACGGGGCGTCCTGAGCATCTGACTAGGGCTCAGTGGCGTGACTTCGTAAAACGGCTTCGGGAGGGTATCACTCTCCCTGATGGGAGGGTTTGGCGAGGTGACCCGCCAGCGGCTGTTGAGAGTGTGATGCAAGTTCCTTATTATGCTATATTTTCTGGCAACGTGCTCCTCGAGCACGGGAGGTCACCGTATAGGTGGCATGGCTATCCGATTGTCCTCTTCGGAGGCTACAAGGATGAGAACGAGAATAGATATATGAGTGCGATTGAGATGATGAAAGACCCACAAAGAGCCTTGAACACAATGCGGCGTCAGTTGTCGCACTTGTTGCAGACTGCCCCGAAGGGCATCTTGATGCATGAGATAGATGCAATTCTCAATGTGGATGAGTATGACAAGCACAGTAGCGAGCCGAATTTCAGGCTCGTGCTCAACAGAGGTGGCCTTGGTCGTGTCAAGTTTAGCGAGCAACCGCAGATAAGCCCGATTTACGGACAGTTGGATGCCCAGTATAGGCAGAGCATCGTAGATGTCAGCGGCATCCAAGATGTCTTGATGGGGAAGCAGACGGGCACCAGGGAACCTGGTGTTACTGCAAGAATGCGGCTTGAAAGCAATATAGCTGTGCTATACATCTTGTTCGCAAACTTCAGAGATGCTAGGCTGCAAGGCGGGGAGCTTTTGCTCTCGCTTGTGCAGCAATACGTGACATATCCTATGGTAATACGGATGGAAGGGGCAAAAGGAGCACAGCTTGTTGAGATAAACACACAGCTCAATCCGCAGATTGAGGGTTTCAACGATATATCTGCAGGCAAGTTTGACTTGCGGATTGACGAGGAAGCTGAAGATGTGACAATGCGGAGAGAGATTGCGAATATGCTTATGGAATATGCTCATAATGCCCCAGATGCAATTCCGCCCGAAATCATTCTTGAGTATATGGATGTGCCTTTCACGGTGAAGGCACAAGTGCAGGAATATAATAGGGCCAGGATTGAGCGGGAAATGATGCTCAGAATGGCCGAGATTAAGGCTAAGGAGGCTAAAGATGGCAGACGTAAAGCAAACACCGCAAGGCGATGATGACCCCAGAAACCTTGAGGGTGTAACCACCGACCCTGATGAGGGTAAAGGTGATGAAGGTGCTGTAGACGAGGGTCAAACACAAGAGCCAGGGCAAGAGCCCAAGGAGGGTGATGAGCCACAAGGTGAGCCCTCTGTTGAGGAGCTACTGGCACAGCGTGACGCAGAAGTGCGGGAGTTGAGAGCACTCTTGCGTGAGCAGAAGCGTGAAATGACCGAGCTCCGCATGCAGATGCAAGGCACTAGCAAAGCTCTGAAAGAGGCTGGTGTTCTTGATGAGGGAGAGGAGGATGAAGAGCAGAAGAAGCTGTTGCAACGGCAGGAAGCTCTGCGTGCACAGCAACTGGAGACCATGTTGGAGATGATGCGGCTGAACCCGAAATACGAAGATGTGGACGAAGTCGTCTCGCAAGAGCACTTCGACGATATGGTAGAAGCTATGGCTGAAGTATATGCCGAGCGGACTGGTGTGTCGAAGGGCGAAGCTGTGATGGCTGTTGAAGACTGGATTTGGAGTCAGCCAAATCCGTATAAGCTAATGTATGCACAGATAAAGCAGTATCATCCAGACTATGCTAAGCAGCCACCGAAAGGTGGTGGCGGAGGGCCGAAAGAGCCTGCGAAAGCTCCGTCTAGCCTTCAGGCTATGGCTGGCGGAGGTGGTGCAGATGCAGCTGGGTGGACTGCAGCTAAAATTGATGCATTACCCGAGGACGAGCTGAATAAAGTCCCTCGGGACATATATGCACTGTATTTGCAAGGAAAGCTGAAGTGAGGAGGAGATAGAAATGGCAGAGACTGTATTTCTGACAAATGACCCGTTGACTAGGAAGCGTTGGGCAAAAGACCTTTTTGCTATATTGCTTCCAGCGACGGAAATCAACGACTTGGTTGGCACGGACACAAAGTCTATTATCCAGCAAAGGAAGGAACTCGCTAAAGGCGAGGGTGATACCATAACCTTCGGTATTCGTTTACCTTTGCAGGGTGAAGGTGTTGTCGGGAGAGACCCAATTGAAGGAAAGGAAGAGGCACTGCGTTTTAGGCACTTCAAATGCACGATTGAAGAACTCAATCATGCTGTGGAAACTGGCGGTCGGATGGAAGAACAGAGAGTTCCTTATGACCTGATGAAAGAAGGGCGTGATGCCTTGCAGGAATGGTGGGCTGACAAGCTGAGTGACATTGCGTTCGCCCATCTGTGTGGCGACAGCTCGTTCAGGGTTGCAGGTAAGACCCTTGGTCAAGACCCCGTAGACCCTGACACAGAACATTGGCTCAAGGTGAACGATGTGGCTACTGAAGGTGCTATGACCAGTGCGGACATTCTTGACTTGTCTTTCTTGGACAGGATGAAGCAGCGTGCTGAAATGCCAGTCGGAGACAAGTGCTACAAAGTGCGTCCTCTTGTGATAAAC